GTCCAGGCTTTGCGCGTTGCGCTCGGCGATTTGGTCGATGATGCCCAGGGCGCGCCCGCCCTCTTCCACCGACCCGAACACGCCGTCCAGCCGCAGGCGGAGGTCTTCCAGGCCGCCGGCCGCACCGACCAAGGCGGTGAAGCCGCGACGCAGGCCTTCGATCACGCTGATACCGGCCACAAGGCCAAGCAACCGGGCGCGCAGCCCTGTGAGCACACCGGAGAAACCCGCGCCGCTTTGGCTGGCGGCATCCAGCTGCGCCGCATGGGTCGCCGCTTCTTTGTTCACCCGGTCGAACGCTTCGCGGGTTTCGGCCAGCTCACGCTGGACGCGCGTTTCAGCGCGGGTCAGGTCGTCGGTTTCGATGCCCGCGCGGTTGAGCGTTTGCACGTGCCGCCCGAGTTCGCGTTGGGCCTTACGGTATTCGGTGTTGGCGATGCTTTGGGCGGTGCGCGCCTGCTTTACCGCGAGCGCGTATTCGGCCTGGGTCTGGCCTGCTTGGCGCCCTTCCGTGCGCAACCGCTCGTACTCCGTGACGGTGCGGCCGAGTTCCTTCGTGGCGGCGTCAGCCGCCCGCTTGGTATCTTCGAAGCCGTTGATAGCGGCTTCCTGACGACCGAGATCGTCCAGCTTCTTATCGAGTTTCTCCCCTTCAGCGCGTAGCTCGCTCAGGCTATCGCTGGCTTCCTCAGTGTCTTTGGACATGAGGTTGCGCGCGCGCAGAATTAGGCTTACGACACCGTCACGCAGGGCCATGGGGAGCGACTCCGGGAATCAGGGGTGCCCCGCACTGGGCGGGGCCGGGTTAGGCTGTTGGTTAGTCGAGTTCGATGAACTCGAACGGGCTGGTTTTGCCGGGGGGCGTGCGCAGCTGGCCACCGAGCTGACCGGTGACGAACTCGTTCTGCATCATGTCCAGCGCCTGGTTAGCGTTGAGCCGGCCTTCCCAGATGTAGAGGCGTCCGCGCTTTCCAGTGGCGAGGTTCTTGCCCAACAGCTCGATGTAGCGGGGCTTCTCGACTTCGGTGCCGCCGAGAATTTTCTGGCCGCCTTCCGCGAGGTAGGTGTACTCGGCGGTGACTTCCACGGCTGCGGATTCTTGCAGCGCTTTGATCAGACCACCTTCGGGGTGGATCTCGTAGTCTGTACCGGCGGTCAGCGCGGTGGTGGTGGCGGTGTTGGTGATCACCGGGGCGTTGGGCGCGGCCATGTCGATATTGGCGTGGGCGAGTTTCACCCACTTGCCGTGCTCCAGGGTCAGCGTTTCACCGGTGACGCTATCGCCCGCTACGGTGTGGGATTCCATAGTGCCGCCGAGGGCTTCAGCGAGCAGCTCCGCCGGCAGCGAGTCGAACTGCAGGGTGACCGATGTCGGGTCCGCCGGCACGTTGACCACGTCCAATGCCTGGCCGTAGTTGCTGGGCTGGTTGCTCAGACGGTTTCGCACTTCCGTGGTGGGCGGGGTGATCTGCAGCGAGGGCACGTTGATGGGGCCGTTCAGCGCGCCGGGGACACCGTTGGTGCTTTTGGCCATGAACAGCTCGCCGGCGAAGATCAGGCCGGTGTCTTTATACATGATGGTCTCCTTCGGCGCGGTGCGCCTGGTTGGTTAGGGCTTCAGAATCAGTTGGTAATCGGCGGTGATGGGGATAGCCGCCCAGGCCACGCCCCCACCGCCTTCAGGAATGTTGTATTCGATATCACCGACCTCGGAATCGATGGCGAAACCATCGACGTAGTCCAGGTTGTTACGGTCAGCCACGGCGCGGATGACATCATTGCTGTGCTGCAGCAACTCAGTGGTAATGCCGTCATCGACCCGGTCGACCACGACGACGTGCAGTTCCAATTGCCGCCTCAGCCGGCCGCCGGAGGATTTGCTCAGCCGGCGATCGACACCGGGCTGTAGGGCGATGAACGGGTAATTGCTGCGGGCGTCATCCGCGATGGCGTCCGCGAGCCAGCCCTCGTACAGTTCGGCGCCGGCGTCCGAGTGGTACCCGTTCGCCTTAGTGATCGACGCCAGGCGGCTTTTGTAGGTGTCTACTATCTGTACCGTCAGGATCGGATCGCTCATGGGTTACCTCAGGAACGTGGTTTCCGGGTCGTCGCCGGCGGTGTTGCTGTAGATCGAGCGGACCTTTTCGGTGTAGCGGGCGGTGAGCGTGCGCATCAGCCCTTCGGACAGGTCACTGCGGTGCTGCTGGAAGGCCTGGCTGACACTCGGGGCGTGAATGATCAGGTAGTCATCACGCGCGTCACCGGTGCGCACGGCGATGCCGGTGGCGTTGCTGCCGCGCAGCTTCGGGATATAGAAAAACTTCGGCTGCGTGTAGCTGCGCCCGGGCACCACGGTGCCGGTGATGCCGGCGTGTTTGGTGCCCGCCTTGGTCCGGTTCGGCTTTCGCAGCTGACGGTGCGGGAAGCGGGTGAGCAGCGTGCCGCGCCGGGTGGCCTGCACGCTGGCTTCCCAGACGGCCCCCTTCTGTACGGGCCGGGTCACGCGCAGATGGCGTCCGATGTAGCTGTCGGTCAGCGCCAGGCTCTTGCCGATCACGCGAATGGCTTCCCGCCGGCCTTCTTTGGCGCCTTGCTCGAGCAGTTCGCGGCTGCCTTGGCGGGCGAAGCCGGCCAGCTGTTGCAGGGCGTCCAGCTGGATCTGGATGTCGCGGCTCATTCCCCGTGCCATTCGGTGACCTCCACGATCAGATCGGTGCCGGTGTCGCGGTGCAGGCGGTCGATGACCCACACACGGTTATTCAGGGTGATGCGGTCGCCCCGGCGCGCGTGAGGCCAGGCCGACTTGGGGTATTCGATAAGGGTGAGGGTTTGAACGACTACCCCCAGGTCGTCGCGGACATCCTCGTGATCGAGAATGGCGAACTCGGTGTCCGCCGGCGCGCGATCCGACAGCAGCGGGCCCGGCTCGAAGTGGGCCGGGTCGCCGTAGTGCCGGAAGTTGGCGTCGTCGTTGAGCGCCTGGAGGTGGTCGAATTGGCTCATCGTTAGAAGCTGGCGTTGAGCCGCACCTCGCAGGTGGTGTCGCCGTCGGCAGCGGCCTGGGCGAACACGCCCACCTTCAGGTATTCGGTGGCCGGCGAGCCGCCGTCGTCTGCGGCGGTGGTCATTGCGGTGCCGTTCCAGTAGGCGGGCGCGTACTGGGCCGGTTCATCGGCCGATGCCTTGGGCAGGTCGTCGAAGACGCCGCCGGTGCGCAGGGTGTATTCCTCGCCGGCAACGGCGTCGGTGAGCGCGACGCCGAACACGCCTTCGACAACCTGGAAGGTGCCGCTGGCCACGGTGGCGGCGGCCAGCACCGTCAGGTTCTGGCCTTGGGCCCGGAAGTTCTTAGCCATGATTGTTACCTCGTTTTCAGGGAATCAGGGTTGGTGCCGCCCTTCCGTGGGCGACGCACCAAACGGGGTGCCGGTGGTTACGCGCCGGCGTTTTTGAACAGACCGCGGTGGTCGATGACACCGGCGCCGAAGTCCTGGCGCGCTTTGATCTTGATGCCGTCCACGTCGAAGCCCTGCTGGGTTTCGATGTAGACCCCTTCCTCGCCGGTCAGGTAGGCGTACTCGATGGTGTCGATACGCGCCGGGCTGGCCGCGAGGTACCAGGTGGTGGCGCTGCTATCGTCCAAGCGCGGCTCGACGATCAGCGTCAGAGTGTTGGGGAACGGGTTGACGTCGCCGGCTTTGGCCGGAGTGACGATGGCGAGGATCTTCTGCGCTTCCGTTTCCAGGGCTGCCGGGACAATCAGGTACTCAGCAGCCAAGTTCAGTGGCCGATCCGATTTGATGCCTTTCTGGCGACGCAGCTTCTTGCGCGCTTCGGTGAGCGTCTCGACGGAGAGCGGCCCGGCAGTGCCGACGTTGTTGTGGTCGGCGTGGAACAACGCCTTGTTGTCCGCCATCTTGACGTTGCTGGTGAGCAAGCCCCAGATGATGTTGCTTTCCAGCTCGGCGGCGCTGGCGCCGAACGCCATCGGGATCCGGCTGAAGGCGTCCAGGTCATCGTTGATGATGGTCTGGCGGGTCAGCGCGATGATCTTGCCGTAGGTTTCCAGGCGGTAGCGCTGGTTGTCCTCGCCCAGGGTGCCGTAGCGGAACTCACCATTCTCCTTGACCTTTTCCAGCTCCGGCGCTTCGCCAAGCTGGGCCCGGTTGATGTACTTGAAGTCGCTGGCCGTGGTCTGGCGGCAGAATGGCTGGAACGTACGGGGCGCCGCTTCGTAGCCTTGACGCAGGGTCTTGTTGGCGACGTCGGCCAGGATGGCCGGGAAGTCGCTGGTGGAGTGCATGGCTTCGGCGGCGATCGCCATGGGCGTCATGCCCCGGGTGGATTTCCCGCCGTAGTTGAGCACTTCCTTGGCCATGTCCAGCAGGTTCATGCCGCGGTAGTTGACGGCGTCGTCGGCCAGTTTGTGCTGGCGCGGGTCAACGCGGTTCATCAGGGCGGCCACCATGCCGGCGCGCAGCGCTTCACCGTCGTGGGCGACGGACACATGGCCACCGGGCAGGTTGTTCATCTGGCGCTTGGCCAGGGCGTCGAGCGCCTGGTTGCGCGCCTCGGCAACGGTGGCGCCGCTGTCG